AGTGTGCTCCGTTGACGCACCACTCCCACCTTCTCTGCCAAAATTCATCGATACCTTCGAACTCCACATCCTCGGGACACTCTCTCTGTATCACTCTTCTAATCTCACGTCGCATGTCATCATCCGGCAGGTCATGTAGAACACTTTCGAGCTTCTTGCCTCCAACACGATATTCAGCGTCCGCGGTAGGGTGCGGGATTATCGCTCCTCTTCCCTGCAACGCCTCCGCTTCACAGATCATCGAACCTAGGTGTGTACAATTCAGTCCGAGACTCTTTATCGCGCCACTCAAGCATTTGCAACCTTTTGGGTCCCGGACGAACCTAGTTGCCACTCTCGCAGCATAAGGGCAATACGGGTTGATCGCCACAGCAAACATGATCGCTGCACTCAACTGATCGTCCGAAAAACCATCTTGATAGCTGGTACAAACTCTCATATCTTCACAGAGGTTAGGGACGAAATCCATGGCTCTCGCATACACCTCATTCGCGAACACATTCACCTTGTTCGTCGCCCCTACATGTGATTTCAGGGGGTACGCACGCCTACGCTCATCCTTGTTAAAGATGTCCACCGGCGGCCTCCCCTCACTTGGCAACGGGGCTACAGCAGCATCCATCAGCGACCTGATAGTCATGTTGCCGGCCTTCACCTGAACAGGAAAATCCATGCACAACAGTGAGTACGCACACACAGACACTTCACCTCTTCTGAGTCTGATTGAGCCCATGGCCATGACATCGGACTCTATGCTCCGAGTGTCAATTAGATCATCGACCACAAGCGCATTCTTCAAGAACACTCCGAGCGTGCCTAGTTCCTCCGCACGTTCCAATACTCTCTCGGCTCTCTTCGCATAGCAACCACCCAACCTCGCACATACAGCAACGGCGTCGTCGGTCAGGCCTGTTTTGCTAATCCTCGAGCTCATCAACTCTTTCAAACATCTATTCCATAACTGGGTCCAAGATCCGTGATCATGTTTCACAACTCTATCCGATTTCTTGGACCTCTTTAAGGCTTCATAGTTGATCCTCGCCATCAACTCTGCTCTGTCTTCTTTTCCCGCAGGAGCTCTCGCACGCACCCGCCGTACCACCTCGTCCAACTCCGGCGCGTCGATCATCCACTCCTCAATAGCGAAATTCTCGGCCAAGTCATCCAGCCCATTGCGCATTGGCGAATGGTTTAACAGAACGTCCGGCTGCCGCTTAATGATCTCCCTCACCACGCCAGAATGGGTGTACTGGTTCACACGGTGCCACGGGATCTCTCCTTTGGCGGCTCTCATCCTGAGCTCCACCGCTTTCGCGTCGTGCTTGATCAGATCATCGATGTCGACTACTTTCAATCCAGAGCAAGATGCTCCGCGCTTGAACGAAGACTTGCCCCAACCTGAGCCGGCCACGACCAGAATCAGTCGCTTCGCGCCGGCTCGGGGTCTCAGCGGAGTGTCGGACGACGCCCTGAACGTTCTCGGGACTGGCCTCAACCACTCAGAAGCGGCGACGCTGCCCCAGGGACTGGGCGTACCGACCACTTTTGCGACCAGCTCCTTGAAGTGCACACTCTTGAAACCTGCGCACTCGATGACCCTCTTCCAATCCTCATCAGCGAAAGACGCCCATCCACTTTCCGTCGAAGTATCCTCCGGCATGCTTACAGTAATTTGAGTCCTGAAGCTCGGACTATAGTTGCGCTAGGAGGAGAAAAAGAAAATCTCCTCTATCCGCATTCGGTGTTAAATCTGTCAAAATAGCGAGCAATGCAGCCTTGCCGGGATCAACAGAACCTTACTCCAGAGGCTGACGCACCTAAAACCTTCCCCGGTACTTTTCAGGCAGGGACGTTGTACACATTGTGCCAGTGGCTCGCGTGTTTTTTCTCAGATTAACAAGACGGGGATCTAAACATGATGAACAGTTA